AGTGCAATTTTTACCAATGCGACGTTCACCCTTTGTACCTGCTGCAAGTAACAATACTCCAGCGGACATTACCTTTCCCATACCGAACGTATGCAGTGGAATTTCTTCTTTAACTGATTTCATGACATCGTATATTGCAAACATATCATCTGCGTTTCCGCCATATGTTGAAATCATAAAATCGATTCCATGTACCACCCTCTCGACTTCCTCACACTCTGGATCATCTGGGTTTGTGGGTACCAATTCTTCACTGTTGAGAGACATCGAGATAAATTCATCGATGATTCTTTCACTCTGCTCTTCGCATACTTCACCAAACAACTTAATACTTCTTGACGTTTTTTGCGCTGAACCGAGGCCCGGAAGAAGGGGGGTTGGCATAATTATGATTTTGCTTTTCTGATCTTCTTCAGCTAGTTCAGCAAGTTGTTCCAGGGTTTCTTGGTCTTTTGTCATTCTTGTCGCCTCATTGTCATGCGTGTTTACTACTACACGTATTGATAACTAGTCTTGCTGGCGTGTTTTATCAAAAACAAAGGCCACTTAAGAGTGGCCTTTGAGATTAACGGGAGAGTACTTATTAGTCGTTTGTTGAGCGAAGTCGGGCAGCAACTCGCTGAACAATGCGCTCAACCAAATCGCTTTCCTGAAGTTGCATATCGCCACCCATTGGATCATCGCCAGGGGGCTCTTCATCACCCATCATGTCAGCGGGGGGCTCGTCGGCGGGCTCGTCTCCCATTGGCGGCTCATCGCCGAGGTCACCGAGATCTTCGGGTGCGTCATCTTCCTGCTCTACAGAAAGATTAAGCTCTGGCATCGCAGCTTCAAGCTCCTGCTCCATCGCTCCGAGAGCGGCAGCGAGGGCGTCTTCAACCTGAGAAACCACCTCTGGTGGTAGCGATTCGCCTGCGGCGTCGCCCATAGCATCTGGCTCCTCTTCTGGGCCCATGTCTTCCATGTCGCCCATATCATCGCCCATAGCGTCCATGGCGTCTTCTGGTCCCTCGTCGCCGGGAAGCTCATCCTCTAGGGCGCCCCCCTCTTCTTCGTCACGGTTATATGCCATTTCCTGAAAATAACCTGCTTCACTGAGGCCTGTGACAAAGCCGTCGGAGAGGGCTCCGACATTAGCCAGCTTCATAAATCTACGAACCTGTGTTTCGTTTAAAAGTGTCTTCTTGCTCATTTTAGATGAATCTCCCATTTTTTTTCTTTTAGATGAACATAGTGCATTCTATGAATACACCCAAATCAACATTAGTAAATAGTATGAACTTTTGGTAAATGCTGCTCATGGTGTTAAAAATCAAAAATCTTTCGCTTCTTAAGCTTCTCTAATGCCTTCTGTTCAATCTGCTTAACTCTAGATAGTGACAATCCCATTCTTTTTGCAGTTTCTGCTAATGTTAATGGTCCGTGCTCGTAGACAGTAACTAAAGTACAGTTGTAATCATCTGGATAATCCTGCCACAATCGGCAGTCTTTTACTTTACACTGATTAGATTCTTTCATACATAGTCGAGAACATTCTCTTAGTCCGTCTGTATTTCTTGGTTTCTGGCTTATCAAACTCATAACTCTGGGTGCTCCTGCTCAATTAAATCAAATATATCTGCTACTTCTTTATCACGAAGGCCGTGTGTTTCCTCTTGTTCTTGGCCGGCCTGAATCATTTTATTAACCTTCTTTCTTTGTGCCGCGGATTGTACTTTGTTTTCTTCCTTGTATCTGTCAACAAACGCCAGTAGTTCTGGATCCTTGTTAAGGTACCCGGTGATCATCATGCGGAAGAATGCTGACTGCGTGAAGCCATCATGTTGTAGTCTGACTTTTAGATCGGCATGTCGCTTATCATTATCATAGAAAATGATTTTCTTATCATTCGTGCCGTACTCGTCAAACTCAGCCATAGCGCACCTTAATGTGTGTTGAGCTTTCTAGTTGGCCGGCTGCAGTCTGCTCAATAAACTGGCACTTTGCCATAAACTCAGACATCGAGCGGGCACCGGAATACGAAAACCCGCTGCGGATACCATTATCTAACTGCTGAAGGATAGGCGTTACTGAGCCGCGGTAGGGGACCATGCTAGCGACACCTTCTAGGCTCGCTGTTCTGCCGCGCCAATCAAGCTGGGCCTCTGCTGAAGCCATGCCACGATACTCCTTATACTTCTGCCCGTTCATCGATACAACACGGCCAGGACACTCATCTGTCCCAGATAATACCGAGCCTAGCATCACGAAGTCTGCACCGGCAGCAATGCTCTTAACAACGTCACCAGAGTTTTTGATTCCTCCGTCGGCGATAAGCTTTACATTGGCTGTCTCTGCTGCTTGAGAGCAGTCTAACACAGACTGAAAGGTGGGCATACCGTGGCCGGTCTGGATCCTAGTTGAGCAGATTGACCCCCCACCAATACCAATGCGAATACTGTCAGCCCCCCATGAACTGAGATCCATTACTGCCTGTGGTGTAGCTACATTACCAGCCATGATGTGTGTATTAGATGCGCCGGCCTTGGAACGAATATTTTCTAGCGTTCTCCTTACCAACTCATGGTGGCCGTGAGCCACATCAATACATAGAACGTCTACACCGGCAGCGATCAGTGCTTGGGCACGGACAACTGCATCGTCGCCTGTTCCCACTGCAGCACCCACATAAACGTTGCCGTCCTTTTTGATGTCACTAACCAGTTGTACCTGTTCAACGATATCCATGTAGCGATGAATAATTGCTAAGCCGCCGTGGCGAGATAAAGTCATTGCCATTTCAAATCCACTGATGGTGTCCATCGGACTTGCAATAATCGGCAAACTCAACTTTATGTTGGGACTTAGTTCTGCTGAAATATCGATCTCTTTACGAGAACGGATATTACTATACTGTGGCAGTAGCAGTACATCGTCGTAAGATAGGGCCTTCTTCATCTTCATCCTTCTGTGTTTTCGGCGCCTGACATCTGCTGAGTCATTGACTCAACAATCTCAATAGCCTTGCCCCAGCAAGTGGGACAATATAAGTTTACTTTTTCTTCTGCTTCTCTCACAGCAACATGCCATGTTGATACCATCTCTCTATCAGTCTTGTCAAAAGGTGCATCGCATGTCATGCAATTATCTGGCAGATGTCCGAAGAGAGCCATCTTTGCTCCCATCTCATTACTAGCTACTTTCGACTTCTTTATGTCTTTTTTCTGCTGTGCTGCCATAGCACGACGCTGCTTTCGATTCATTTAATCCTCCTCTCCCCATACCGGGCTCGGCTTGATTCTGCGAGATTCCATTATCTCCTCAGTAAGCGTTCCTGGCTGCTCGTCTTCATCCTCTTCGACATTGACCTCAGTTGGGGTACCTTCAGATAACCGCAGGGCTTCGCGGCCAGTTTCAACAATGTCCTCACGCAACTGGGTTAGTGCCTGGATTCCAGACTGAAGCTGCGCTGCCTGGATGCCTAACCGCCCTAGTGTCACCACATCATCCGGTTCGGTTCGACGTCGTGCCATGTCTTTCATTTGGCCGATGACGCCAGTCAACTGAGATTGTAGCTGTAAAATAGCTGCCTTTACTGTTTCGTCTAACATATTATCTCCTATCGGTTCATTGCACCGAAGATTTGTGGGCCTGCGTAGCTGCCATCGAAAACGATAACTGCAGAAGGGAATGGTGCAGAGTTGTCTGAGTTACCAAACTTTAGGCGGCCCTTTACAAAGTGTACCTCTGCTGCCTTCATTACATAATTGTGCCAATACTTTGTGTCTGTCCTCGCCGGGATCAACATCACAACTTTAGAGTTCTCATCCTTAGCTGTATTGTATCCCTTTGCAATCCACTTGTCAATACCTCGACCATACGGGGGGTTGACAAAGACAGTGTGCCCAGTCCAGTCCTTTGACAAGCCGTCTTCGGCTTCGGTAAAGAAGTTGGAACACTTTGTATTGTGCGTACTGGCACAAGGATCCAAATCAAACGGCCCGTAGCGCCAGTTAAGTTTCTCATAGAAATCTTGTGGGGTCGACCAGTCTCCTGTTTTCGACGAGAACATTACTTTCTGTACATTACTGTTCATCTGTACTCCCTAGGGCATCTGCACCGCGGTTGCTGATTGTCATTGGCTGATCATACAGGCTATCTCCTGAAGATTCAAGTGGTCGGAAATGCACCACGGGTGTCATCACAAGCTGTGCAATCTTCATGTTTTTATCGATAAACTGCCGTTCATTACCTACATTATGTAGGTTTACGAATACCTCGCCATCATAACCAGAATCAACTACACAAGCGCCCACTAAAAGATGTCGCTTCGCTGCGTTTCCTGAACGGTTTTTTACCTCTAACATGTACCCGTGGGGCACTCCAAACTTGAGACCGGTCTGGAATAACCCAGACTCTCCCGGCTCAAGCCACTGGCCAGTAAGACTCGCGTCTTCTGGACAGAAATATACATCCAACCCTGCGTCAGAAGGATTGGCTCGCGTGGGTGTCATTACGTCACGGCGAGTCTTATAGAACTCTAGAATCACCTTACTCTCCGGTGTTGTTGTAAGTTGCAGTTGCTGTTGGTGGTTTCACAAGAGCCTCGTACACATCATATAGTTCATCGAGGTCGATCTCATTCTTCATGAGGCGGTATGCTTTCACTGCCAAGCGCTGCTCGCTCTGGTTAAGCCAGCCATTTGTCTTGAACTCTGAACGTAGCTCGCGGCGCTGTTCCTTGTATGGTTCCATCGCGTCTTCGCAAGCCTTGAGGGAACGAATAAATTCAATAATCTTGGCCTTCTTGTCATCGTCTAGATTTAGCACTGCTGCTCCTTATTAGTTTTATTATTTCAAAGTCGAAAACCCAGACATTTGGTTTTCCACTCTTTTTATATGGTACACCACTTTGGCGTAGTTTGTCAATATCTTTTTTATAAATTATTGTGGCATCCCAACCATCAGAACCCCACTCATTCTTACGAGGCGTATATCGCTCGACCAGTCGAACGCGAACCTTCGGCCCTGCAAAGCTGGTCACCAGGACAATATCGCCTGTCTTGTACTTCATCTATATAATATAACAGACTGTCAGCTTTGTGTCAAGTGTTAGTTTTAGTTTTTATCGCTGTCCGAATGCGGAGATCAGCGGCCGCCATAAACATGTTTATGAGCAAACGAACGGTTATACTTCTTCGACAGCCGTTCAAAATTTGCTCTTTGCTCTGGGGTTCCATCTACAATTGCTGTTGCTTGCGGCCGAGTGAAGCGGTTTCTAATCATCAACTGATTAATTTCTTGGTCTCTGTCGGACGGGGCGCCTTCTTCAAGCTCATCTCCAAGACCGGGCATCCTTTCCTTATCTTCGATTCCTGCAGCGGCGAGGGCCCTTAGTAAGGTTTCGTATGCCTGCTGGGGCTTGTTGTCTTTGATTTCCATGGCGGCCTTCATCATTGTTGTTTGAAGGTCATCCTGTCTTGCACCAGCACGGGCAAGAGGGGAAGCGTCCCCGTCAGGACCAGTAACAATGGTCTCGCCGTCCATGTGTGCCACTCCTTCTTTAATGGCCTTGATAGTCTCTTCATGGACAATTCTTGCGAGGTCCTTTTTGGTAAGCGACTCATCAGACTCGCCGCTGGCGCCTCTTAGAAACTGACCTTGGTCTTCATTTGTAAGATTACTTTGAATTTCTTCCATAATAATTTGCTTGAGTCTCGTTTTGGTAATATCCATTTTATTATTCCTTATTGTACTGCTGGCTGTTCATCTTGTCTACGGAGCCTGCGAGATAGTTTAATACAGTGTTAACATAATCGTGAGCTTTCGTGATTTTTGACTCGACCCACTCTTCTAAGTCGTCTTGTTCGCTAATCATGCCACGAACTTCTTCAACCATATCAGCCAGCCTGTTCAATTGGCCAACAGCCATCGATCCTTCGCCTCCGTGGCCTTCTTCAAGCTCTAGGCTTTTCTGAGTACGAGGCCGCTCGCCTAGGTTCTCAAGCTCTTCTCTGATCATTTGTTTAAGTTCTTCAACCTTGAACTGCATTAAAACTCTCCCAAGCCGGATTCGGCATCGTATTCCATACTATCGCGGTCATCCTCAATATAAGGCTCTAGCTCTTCAGCTATCGCATCAGCAATCATTTGTGGCACGTCGGCTAGGGCGTCTCGGATGGCATTCTTGAGACCAGAGCGGAGCTGTTTCATTGGTGCGCCGCCTGACATACGCTGTTCATGGCTGACAACATAGTTACCCACGATGGAGATCAGTTCGTCATATGACATGCTTTTTCCCATGAAGTTTACACCTTCAGTTGGCTCAATTTCAATAGCGTCCAATTCACGTGAAAACTCCTCCATGGCTTCTTCGCCGGCTGCGAGTGGGGCGTCGGCGGTGTCGGGAAGCTGTGTCAGATAGTCATCTCTAATCTCGGCAATCATCTGCCGCAACATCTTATCTGTCATAAACATAGTATTAACTCCTTGTTAGAGAACATTTATAAATAGTAACTCAGACACTAATCGTAACTTTATTTAGAATGCTTGTCAGCAATCGATGCAGCAGCAAATGCGTCAGGTTTGATTTTAGTTTCAAATCCTGCTCCCTTTGCGTATCCAACCAACATATCCGAGAGGTGACTGGTGCCTGCCTTCTTGTCTGATGCACTGACATCTAGGTGTATTTCAATCTTTATATTTGGACACAACCCCATCAACTTCAATCCAAGCTGAACTGACCTGTTCGTCTCTTCAGTAATTCTTGCAACCAGTACATTGTACGGGCCTTTGTGTGAATTGTTTCTGTTGATGAAATACTTGCCACCTGACTGGCCGCTTGCGCCGTGCAGCACAAGAGCCGTCGAAAAGGTGCATCGATCTTTGTTTAGAAAAGAGTCTGTACCAAGGTAAACTATTCCGCCATTCTTAGCATGTTCTCTAATCTGTTTTAAGATCTCCTCAAACTCTACTTCGTTACCAGAGCCTGTGAACCATCTTGTCATCAGTATTAACTATCCTCTGGAAAATTTAATTTTGCAATCTTGTCCTTGTTATTTAGATACTCATCGCGGGCTGACTTAGCCTCTTCGTAGGTCCAATAAGAACCTAGCCTTTCATTTTTCTTCTTCCGGGGATTCCAAAACATAACATAATATGGCTTTCCTTTGGGATTTTCTACATTTGCATACTTTGTCTCGTAGATAAATTGTTTATCCAGTTTCGCTTCATACTCACGTTTTGCAGCCTCTATGATAATGAGGATCTCATCGGAGGGGCCTTTGGGAAAGTTTAATGTTCTGTTTTTTAGACCAAGCTCCGCTACCTTCTGATCTCGTACCAAAGCTGCTTCTTCTTCCGAGCAATAAGAACCATAGTGCTTAATCTTTCCATCAATATTCATACAGATCTTTGCTGGTCGCGAGGCTCGATTCGAATCTTTTGCTGACTTTTCAACAACGACCCCATAATATTTACTGGTCTGTTTGGGTAAGTTAGCGCGTCCAAGTTCGATTGTGGCCAGTACTTCTTTAGATGGTCCCTCGGGAAAATTTAAATTTGCAAAGGCGCCGTGATATTTCTTAGCAGCATTGTCATATACCAGAGCCGCCTCTTCTTCCGTGGCATACATGCCCAAAGGGTACGCCTCGCCGTCTGCTCTGATGTTGGCGACCCATGGCTTGGATCTGTCGTTAATCATATCTGGGCCTCGATTTGAATAGGTGACTCCCTTAAACCTAGATGAGCCTCCGGGCCGTTTTCGCAGGTTCTTTGCATTTTCTGCGCGGGTGCACACGCGAAGGTTTTCTTTTCTATTGTCCAATTTGTTGTGGTTTATGTGATCTACTTCCAGCCCTTTTGGGCAATCCATCAAAAATCTGTGTAAAGAAATTCTTGTTTCTCTTGGTCGAGTACCCTTGGCCGTACCTCCTCGGGGGCGTGTACCACCATCAGGATGAGGAACCGATGTTGCTACATAGAATGTTCCGTCTGATTTGATAGCATACGGTCCCCAGTTGTGCTGTTTGACTCTATCCCAATCTTCTTCATCTATTAAAACTGTGAATCTGCCGTGTTTCTTGCTTTCGATAATGATTTCTTTGGTTTTCATGTTTAACCCAGCAAACGAAAATTGTGACCAATTGATCTTGTGCTGAAGCCCCACTGTGAATTATGGTCTAGCTTGGCAAGGTATGGCCGGTTCAGCAGAATCCTGTCCTTTTCTGGCTTGACGCCCCAGCAACGAATCTTTGTCAGCGCATTTGTTGAATCAATCACCTCAAGAATCCAATACAGCTTACCATTTTTTGTCTTCTTTGGAACAATCTTTCTTGGAATGAACCAAGCAACCTGAAGGTCTGGGTCGAACTCAGCAATAGGCGGAATAAACTTTTCTTCTAGACGCTGCATGATGTCATCATCAATAACACGAGACATTGGGAATACGCCAGTCAGGTCAACGATAGACTGAATCTTTTCCTCTTCAGTAAACTCACCTTCGGGCCGATATAGCTCGACGTTCTCTACGAATTTCTTCTTGTTCTTAGGCCGGTCAACAGCCACCGCAGACCAGAAGTGCTTTGTGCCAGTGAACCTCTCGTCCATCAGACAATCAAGCGACTCACTTCGGATAAGTACATCCAGAGCCTTCTTATTTAGCTTAGAGTATGAGATACCGTCATTGAAC